TTTCATCATGGTTCGAAAGACTTCTCTTTTAACCAACATCATCCCTGTTGCTGCTTCTTGTACTTTACAAAAACCATTTTCCATTTGCACGTTTTGAGGATCATCGAAATTAAGATTATATCCTAATGTCTTTACTTCTAATTCCTCAGCAGTGATATTTGGATTTGCTTTTATTAATTCAGGTATCTTTTCAAAGTGAATATGTTTTCTTGGATAAATACCACAGACTACATCCTTATCAAAACAAAGCATGCGTTCTATGTTTTGAGCTTGAAATCCGATATCCGAATCAATGAATAATAAGTGTGTAGCTACGTAATCCGTCGCATCCATCATCATCGAAACAATAGTATTTCTTGCTCGAGTAATGAGACTTTCATTACCCATTGATTGCATTCGTAATCCTACACCACGAGCCATGGACCACTGCTGTAGTTGTAATAATCCGTGCATTGTGTTCTCTGTTAACATTCCACCATACATTGGCATTCCTAAGAATATTTTAAAATTCTTGTCCTTTAGTTCTTCTGGTTTAATCATTTACTTCTCCTTATCTGTTCTTTCAAAATTTATATTAAATGCCATAGATATTCTTTTTTTATCTGAAACATTTTTTTCTACTTTGTGTTTACAAAGTCCTGGAAACAATAAAAGCATATTACTTTTTAATGTAACTTTTTGATCATAGTCATCAAAAAACATATCTGTAGGACAAGGAACATCTAAATAAAAAGCACCTGAAAATCTACTTTCAGCGTGAATATGATTAAAGGTAAGATCGCCTTTTTGATGGCTCATGCCCCAAGAATCTTGATAATAAAAACTATATTTTTCCTCAGGGTGAGGATTTCTTAATGTAAATATCATGCCTAAAGTTTCTAATATTTTTATATGTAAATTATTAAAATCAGAATCTTCTAACAATTTTCTCCACGAAGTCATAGAGGCTTGTACATTTGTACTTTTATCCATTGTATCAACTAAGGTATAGTTTTTTATTTTTTCACATAAAAAATTCTTGTATTGAATATTATCCATAAAATCATGAAGTATATAAATACTGTTGATTGCCGAAGAACTAGATTGTATTAAGCTTAATCTCAATTTACCACCAAACGTTTGTTTCTTTATTTTTTATTTTAGTATCAGAAAAAAACCAAAAATGATAAATACTTTGTAGTTTCTCTGTTTTATTAATAAATTTATAAGATATCCAAGAAGGTAAAAAATAAATACAATTTTTTTCTAGGGAAACTTGATATTGTTGATCTTTAAAAATTAAGGATAAAAAAATTTCTTCAGTGTGGATTTCAGGAAAAAAACAATTAATTGATCTTTCTTGATCATCAAGAAACCAATCTGAGTCCTTTTCCACTGCTATATATCTTGACTGTGTCTCTAAATCTTGTTTTTTAGTAAAAGCAAAATCAAAATTTTTTAAAACTGCTGCGAATCCAGCGGTGAAAACTTTTGTCACCATATGCTCGTGTGTTTCTAAAAATTTAAGTTCTTCTTCTATATTTCTCTTAATTGTGAATTCTTCTATATTAATCATAATTCTTTTTACTCCAAAAATTGTTTTTATAATTGTCAAAATTATTTGAAAATTTTTTCATAAACATTAAAAACCAATCTCTCTCGTTTTTTTCTGTTTTATCAATAATCATTTTCCAACTATCTCTTAGAAAAGGAAAAACTAATGCAACTGGTTCTCCTCTTTTTAAAACATACTCTTCATCATTTTCTAGTTTTTTTAAGAAAAAGGGAAAGTTTACATGTATATTATATTCATCAGTATCAACAATACCGTCAACGATTCGTATTCTTCTATTAGAAGAATAATTAAATGGATTTGTAAACAAGCAACTATAGTTTTTTGGAGTTTTTATTATCCAAGGATTTAAAAATTTAAAAGGCAAAGGATCTTCATCTTCTCGGACCATATCCTTTGATATTTGAAAGTTAGCGTGTGTTTGAATTCCTACGTTTATTTTACCGTCTGTAGGATAGGAGCTATTTATTTGCCATTTTATTTCTGACCCATCATTTATTTTTTTAAAAAAAATATCTACTGTATTTAAAATAGCATATCCGCTAGTAAGGGTATCTAAAAAAGGCACGCACTTTTTTACTGTTCTATCTGTATTAGAGTTATTAAACACACTTGGCATTTTTTTAAACCAATCTGGTACAATTTTTTTTATAGGAACAGGAGAAAGCAATCCATCAGCGTAAGGAGAGTAAAAAATTATTTGTTTATCTTGAAACATCCTGGCAATCCAACAAAAGGTCTACGATCATATTTATTTTGTTCTGCTCCCTCTGTATTTTTGTTGTTGTAGTGTAAAAAAACTTGAACGCAGCTTGTCCCTGAAAAGGGATATCTCCAATGCTCTAATTCGCTTCCTCTATAAACAAGCATATCTCCTGGTTTTAAATTTACTTCTATTCCTTGATTATTTTTTCCCCCCGTAGGATCTAAGTAAATAGGCCAGGGATCTCCTCCTAAATTTAAGGTTGTAGATATTTCACAAGAAAACCTATCTAGGTGTCGTAAAAGTTGATCTCCGTACTTATAGATTCTTGCATAAGAATAATTTTCATAAAGAGGTAAACCTGTAACATCCTCCATTAAATTTTTTAAACCCAATAAAAGAGTTTCCATTGCAAAATCAGCGTAATGAGAATAGGTATTAGGGGCCTGTGAATCATCCCATGTTCCTAAATAATCTACGTAAGGAGAAATAACTTTTTCATGTTTCATTACTTCTACGCATTTTCTTTTTAGTAGAAAATACTGAGATATAAATTGTGCTACTTCTTTTGTAATTGCATTTTCCACAACCACGTATTTGTTTATATTAAATTGTTCGTTCATTTAAATTTTTCTCCTAGATACCATACCACAATAGACAGCCTTTCTCCTTTTGTTACTTTTGTTACTCTATGCCAAGTATAACTTGGAAATACAACCAAGCTTCCTTTTTTTCTAAATTCAGGTTTTTTTATTATTTTTTCTTTTCCACTTTCTGGGGAAATGCAAGGATCTACAAATTCTAAATCACCTCCCTCATATTCATTTTCATCTTTTAAAGGTATGACAACAGAAATTTTTCTATGATGTGTTAAAGAAGGATCTACATGTATGTCCGTATGCCAATTATAAAATTGATTTTCTGTGTATCTTGTAAACTGAATATTTTCTGGAAAAAGAATGTTAAAGTTCCAATTTAAAAAATTATTTACTTCATTAACAAATGGCGTAATCCAATCAAAAATCCATGGATCATTCATCCATGTTATTCTAGAATTTCTAGTTTTCTTATCGATACCGCCTCCTGTTTCTCCCTCTAAAATAGAAAGCTCGGATGCTCTTTTAATTATATCACTACAAACATGATTGGGTAAAAAATTTTCAGAAACTCCATAAATTTTACTTGTAATCATTTAATTACTATATTTCTCTTAACAAGTTAAGATAATACAGGAAAATTAGGCCAATTCAAATTGTTTTCGTTATAAGATGCGTTAGGATCTGGGTAATCTCTTAAAGATTGCCTGTAAGATTCTATAGCAGCTAAATTAGAAGACTGATCTGCTGCTTGATAGGGACTATCTGGCAACACCATCCAATCCGTTAACTGCAATCGATAATTTCTTTCTTGTCTTACTTCATCAATAGTAAGAGGTTTATATTCATACAAAGTTCCGTCTGAGGGATCTCTGTACCACCATTCTTGTACTAAATCATTATTTACTTCAATCCAAGGCAGTGCATCAACAGGTCTTGTATTCTCTACATGAGTGACTCTGTTTTTTTGATCAATTAATATAAATTTACTCATTATGTGAAGTCCACCACTTTAACTAATCCTGCTTGACCTGCTTGTCCGTTTTGAGCTCCTCCGAATTGAGGGCTTTTATTTCCTGCAGCTCCTGCAGCTCCAACCGTCACTGAAATTGTTCCTGAAAGTTGGCTAGTAGGTAATACTCCATAGCCTGAACCAGCTCCACCGCCGCCACAGCCACTAGCACTACCTTCGTTATTATTTGAAGCATCTCCGTTACCACCAGCTCCACCGCCATTAGCTCCGCCAGCTCCGCCAGCAGTTCCTTGAGGACCACCTGGTACAGCGGAAACACCAGCTCCACCTTGTCCTCCTGCAACTGTAATAGCCCCAACGTTTGTAGAAGCTGTCCCACCAATTCCACCAGGCTGACTTCCTGTTGTTTGAGGGTGAGGTGCAGATTCTCCACCAGCTCCACCTGTTGCTGAAATTATAGTACCAAAAGAACTGTTTCCACCAGATCCACCATTAGTTCCTGGTGTGTAGTTGTGTGCACGACTTCCACCACCACCTCCACCACCACCAGCTTTAACTAAAACTGAAGCAAATTGTGTGCCTGCTGTTGATGTATAATTTCCTGGTGAGTTAAATGTTTGAGTTGTAGCACCAGAAATACCTCCACCAACATCTGAAAACTGTAATCCACCGCCTGGAGCAACAGTCAGAGCTTGTCCCGCTGATCCTACAGAAGTTAATCCTGTACCACCTTTTGTTGTAGGCACAGTAGGAAGTCTGTCAGTAGAAAGTGTTCCCGAAGAAACATTAGAAGCGTTAATAGCGGATACACCAGAACCAGGACCAGTGATAGTACTGTTGGTATTAAGTGTTCCTGTGATTGTGGTTGATGTTAAATTTGCCATGTGTTTTACCTACCTCTTTTTAACATATCTAAGTCTTTTTTCAAATCCTTAATCGCATGTAAAAGATATACTGCGAGCTTAGTATATTTAATACCTTCCGGATTTCCATCTTTTAGATGCACCAATTCAGGTGCAATTTTGTAGACTTCCTCAGCGATTAAGCCTACTTCATTTTTTTGACTACCATCTTTCCTGTCATAAATAACAGGATCCATGGATAGAATAGCGTCTGTTGTAGCGTCAAGGCTACGAATATTTTCTTTATAAGCAATACTTGATGTTTCCACCACCGTACCTGCGGTCATTGTACCTGTCACCGTGACGTTAGCAGAAGCAGTTACATTGTCTGTTAAAGTGGTTGTTCCTGTAACTGTTAAGTTGCCTGATAAAGTGACATCCTCTAATGCTAGATCAGAGAAAAT